GCTGCGCATCCAGATCGCGCAGTTTGTTCCCAGTCGCGCCGGTAATAGATGAGAGATCAGACAGCGCCTGAGAGTACTGGCGGGACGTCTGGATAATGGTACCGAGTGACAGCCCTACGCCAGCCAGCCCGGCGATCCTCCCGGCCAGTCCACGAACGGCAGCATTAACGCGACCGTAAGCTTCTTCCGTTTTCTTTGCGTCGTCCTGCGCCTGTCTGTTGAACTGGCGCGACTGCTTACCGGCATCGCCATACGCACTGACTAGCTGGCTTTTAAAATTTGCAGCGTTGAGGTGTAACCCTACCGCCAGCGATGCTACGTCAGCCATTACATTAACGCCCTCATTACGGCGTCACACTGCTGATCCACGCTATGCGTGGACGTGTTCGGCCTGGTGTCGTGTGGGGATTGCGCGGATTGCGGCTCAGAGCGGGTCAGGATGCCCTGCTGAAGAAAGTAAGCTCGCCAGTGGTTTAGCGTATCGCACGGTAATGCTGCTATAACTGACGGGTCAGGTTCGCCCCACCTGTCCGCCAGCCACAAAATCAGCTGCAGCCATGGCGAGCTGATTAGTTTTTTTCGGCAGCTTCCAGTTTACCGATGGCATGCGTTTTCACGCGCTCAATTGCCGCCATCAGCGTCGGGTTATCGTGAGCATCAAGCAGCTCTGCAGCGGTCGGAAGAAGCTCAGCTTTAATAGGGGTGCCGTCAGGATTAACCAGGCTGTCGAGAACAAGCTGGACGCTCATTTCAGAAATTGCACGGATATTACCGGTTGCCTGCGCTGCATCCAGCTCTTCCTCGTAGCGGATAAGCTCACCGGCAGTGCGGCGGCGGATGTATACCTGAGCGCCCAGCAGCTCTGTTTTGATGGCAGTAAACTTTGGCTGCAGCAGAACTGACTTTAACGTGGCCGCACTGAATTTTTTCTCGGACATTGTTTGATCCCGTTATGTGGTAAAAGCCGCCATCAGGCGGCGTGGCTGTATAAATCAGGAGCCTGCGACAACGCCCCACTCGATGTTGTTCTGCTTGCCCTGGACGGTAATCTGGATCACTTCGCTGGCTGGCGCGGTGATTTCATTCATCTGCCAGCCAGAAAGCGCCAGCACCATGTTTGCGGTACGTCCGTTCGGCAGCTCAACGTAAAACTGCACGGTCTGGCGGTTCTGCGCGGCGTTCAGGAAAGCGGCAAAATCGGTGTTCGACGGGTCGTCGATAAAGCCCAGGGATTTCTCCGGACCTTCCGGCAGGTCTGAAATGAACTGCTTGCTCTTATCAATCAGCGTGGTGCAGTCCACGAAGCTGCCGGTCTGTCCGGTAGCACCGAGCGCCTTACAGTTAATCAGCGGCTTCATCGCTGAGACAGCGGCACCAGATGCCCCCCATTTCACTACGGTTCCTGCAGGCAGCATCGCGTATTCTGGCGAAGTTTTATCAGCCATGACTTTCTCTCTCTATGAAGGTGGTAGCGGCTGCTACCCGTTGTTTTGAATGCGGTCCCGTATTTCTACCGCGAGGATTCGTAGAACGCGGGATTTGTTGTAATCCAGCGCAGGCCGAATGAAGGGTTCGGGAACCTGTTTGACCGTGCCAAACTCCTGGGCAAGCGCCTTGATGTAATGCTGCTTGCTGGGACCGACGCGAAGCACCACAACGGCATTACCTCTGGTGCGCGTTGTCGAGCGTATTTTGATTGAGTCACGCATATGCGGGCCTTTCGCTGATTGGTCGTAACCTGCATGCTCTTTCATATCCTGCTCAACCACCTGCAGCGCGGCACGGCCCGCCTCGCGCAGAACCTTTGTTCCGGCCTTTTCACCCAGCGCAATAAGCTGACGCTCAAGCTCATCAAGGCCTGTGACTTCCATTCTGAGCACGTCATACCTCACTGAAGTAGATGATGAAGTCTCTGGTTAGGCGGTACTGCACTGCATTGTTAGGCAGCGTGGATTTATCCTGCTGCAGCGTACCGCGCTCAACGTACTGAACCGGATAGCCGCCGATATCCCCATGCCTAATGCCCTTCCACATCTGCCAGAGTTGAGCATCAAGCGCCAGCAGGCCTGAGTAGTCAGAGACTTTCACAAAGGAAATCTGGAACCGACCGGCCACCAGCGATGTTCTGACCAGACCGCCTTCAATCTCGGGGTCAGAAATACGCTGGTAAGTAATCCCTTGCTGCTCAGTATCAGGAATCAGAAGTGGATAGACTTCCAGTTCAGATAGGGACTGAAGGGATTTATAGATGCCTGATTCAATCATGACGCACATCCCTTTCAGCTGTAATAACAGCACGATCCCGGCTGCTGCGGTCAACAGCCCTGATTGTGTAAACCTCATTACCCCAGCTTATTTTCCAGTCCGTCTTAACATCGCTACGTGGCCTGATAGTGAACTGCCAGGTTTCAACAATCTGCTGCTGATCCATGCTGCGTATTTTGCGGTTTGAAATGTTTTCAGCTTTCGCCCAGATAAAAGGAGAGCTGATGACAACCTGCCCCGGCAACACCTCACCAAGCGGACCGCGCTCAGATTCGGTGCGCTGGACCTTAATGCGCTTATCAAGCTCGCCAGCCGCAAGGCCGGTCATAGTCCGTAAATCCTGTAAGGTTGAAGGAGCGCATCCACCGCCAGAGGCATTTCGCTGGTATTTTTGTCGCTGACCGCTTCGCGATTTGCATACCAGTGGCCGACCAATAGCAATATGACCAGGCGAATATCATCATCAAGCAGAAGACGGTCCTCATCGGTATCAAACCCGGCATCAGCATTGGTTTCATAAAGATTTCGACGTGTCCATTTCTCAATGTGCCGCTTTGCCGCTCCGATGTAGATCATCAACAGCGAATCTTCACTGTTATCGTCAGCATCAATGCGGCAGTGCTCCCTGACCGTTTCAATTGCGATGATCATGATGAGAAACCTTAAAGCGGCCCGAAGGCCGCTGTAGAATTAAGAACCGCTTTCAGCGCCGGTAAAGTTTCCGTAGATGAAGGATTCAGGACGTTTGACCGCCAGTGCCAGACGCTCTTCACAACGAATTGAGATCAGGTTCTTCTCAAAGTCGTCGGCGTTCTCGGTGGAGATAACCACATTGGCATCTTCACGATCGAACAGCTGAGCGGCCGCGTTGAATGCCCCGGTCAGGAATTTGCCACGGAACTGTGCCGCCTCAGTCGCGACAACCGGTAGGCCCCAGAGTGTTGGTCCAGTCAGTGCGGATGGGTTCGCCAGGATATAACGGCCCAGCGTGTCTTTTGTCAGCTCAATCTTCGCCCAGTCGATAAAGTGAAGAACATGGCCAGAAGCCGGGAAGCGAGCCAGTTGAGCCTGAAGCATCGCGAGGCGCAAATCATCAATGCCGCTCTGCTGGGCCACTGAGAATGCCGGATCGAACGCAGTAGCCTGCGGAACGATGCCATGCAGATGAACACCAGTGCCATCACCAAACAAAATTTCCTGCTCTTCGACATACTTCAGGCCGTAGCGCATTTCAGCATCCACGGTTGACTGAAGCTGTGCAAAGTCATCCAGAATCTGTTTAGACGCTTTAAACATGTGAGCAATGGTGGTGACTGGAGTGATCTTGGTAGCAAATTCGATATCGCTATAAGGCTTGGTAGTGCCTTCAGCAACAACTTTTGCCGCGTTTGTGAAGCCAGTCTGCTGCACCCAGAAAATAGCAGGGGACGTTGTGCGGCCCGGTGCGATCAGATCACGAATGAAAAGCCGCTGCTTTGGTGCAGTGTCAATTCCCGGCAGACGCTGGGGCTCAACAACGCCATCAGCAACATCAGTGGAAAGCAAAGCAGCATTAACCGGAATGCTTACGCGCTTACCGCCTTCAACGCTGGCTGCAAATGATTTCAGCGTTTCATTGCTGACAACAATCCGACCAACGGTCTCAATTGTCTTTTTAGCAGCGTTCAGCGGCATATTTGCAACATGCTGCTCAAGCTCACCTACAGACGCCTTCAGCGATTTATTCGCTTCGTTCAACGCATTGAAATCAGAAGCAATTTTATCAACTGCCTCTTTGGTTTGTGCTGAAAGCTGGCCTGAATTTTTGGCCTCTTTAAGAGCATCCTCAGCCTTCTGGCTGAAGGTTCCAGAAACTTCATCAAGCTTAGCTGAGACTTTTTTCAGTAATTCATTTACATCTGACATAGTGATTCCTTAATTGCCGAACGCCGCAAGGGCGTCTTGGAGTTGTTTAACGTTTTCAGGGTTTACTTCATCGGTAGCGCTCGGCGTACCCTCGGAGTTGGCAGCAGCGCCCGGCGTGCCGCCTGATAAGGCTTTAAGAAGTTTTCGGCGCTCAGAGCGCGGGGTATCGGTTTTAGCCAGTAAAGCATCAAGCTTGCGAAGCGCTGCTTCCGGGCTATCGTCGTCATCAGAAATTTCATCTGCTGAAAGCAGGCGGTCAGCAAAACCTTTATCAACTGCATCACTGCCACCGATATAAGTTTCACTGTCCATCATTTTGGCGACATCGCCCGTGCTAAGCCCTGAGCGGTGGGAGTAGATATCACCCATCGCTTTATCGAATGGCTCCATGTCAGCGGCAATTTGCTCAAGATCATGACGATTTCCCATCGCATAAACCCAGCAGTTGTGGATCATAAGGAAGGCACCCCGACCAATCTGGATATCATCACCAGCCATCGCGATGATTGATGCCGCCGACGCCGCAAGACCAAGAACCTTGACCGTCACCTTGCCTTCGTACTCACGCAGAAGGTTGTAAATGGCGAGGCCTTCAAACATGTCACCGCCTGGTGAGTTGATGTTTACTGTCACATCTGCGCCGTTCATTGAACGCAGCGCTCCAGCGATCCGGCTTGCTGTCACCCCATCCCCCCAATAATCAGAGCCAATCACATCGAATACGGAAATGCTGTTTTCGTCGGGCTTAGCGGCCTTGATACCGCCATTCCAGCGTTCCATTGCTGCTGACGGCAGGTCTCTTTTTGAGAGCGCAGAAGGCCGTCCCGCCGGCGCTGCCGGAAGGCTTTTCAGTGTCATGTGAATAACTCCTAAGCCGCTTTCTTCAGCGGGGATTGTTCGAAAGGAATATCAGGGAAAACGTAGTTATGAACTTTAAGGAGGTTGGCGGCCTGTGCTGCCTGGCTATTTTTCTTCAGGTCCTCCAGCGGCGTAAGGTTCAGTTGAACTGTATAAAGATCGCCTCCCTCAATAGGTGGCATGTTTTCGAGTCGGCGGACGTCATTACGTGACATCCAGCCGTTCTGCAACGCCGTGGTGTAATAGGCAGAGCGACCAGCACTGTCTGCGCGAAGAAGACCTTCAACAGAGAACTCTGCAAATAAATCTTCATCGCCATCCAGAAGACAACGCGAAATTTCCTGTTCAATATTGACCAGTAAAGGACGCAGAGTATTAGTAAGAAACTGGAGGTTCATTCCCTCTACGCTCGAAGCCCAGCTGCTCTGCTTATCCGCATGACCGACCATAAACGGCGGTACGCGGAACCATCGGCAAATTTCTTCAATACTGAAAGCACGTGACTCCAGCATCTGAGCCGCTTCAGGGTTCATGGTTACATTCTGGTACTTCAGCCCGCCTTCAAGCACCATGATCTTCCCGGCGTTACGCGAGCCGGTGAACGCCTGCATATAACCACGCAGCCTTTCGCGCTGGTCATTATCCAGGGCAGTTTCAGCAGAGAGAAAACCGGAGCTCTGAAGACCGTTTTCAAATATCTTGGCAGCAGACTCTTCTACCGCCATCGCAGCACCAATAACATCACGCCCCGTCATCATGGGCATCATTCCGCAGACGCCATCAAGACCGAACCCGCGAATGTGCATGATGTTTTTAGCGGGGATAACTCGTTGTGAATTTGACTCTGTGTACGTGTACTGCAGTGAACCGTTATCAAGCCGCTTTACGACCATGTTCTGAGGCAAAAGCGGCACCAGAGAAACCAGCTTGTTGCCGATCATCTTTTTCTCAACAAATCCATTACCACGAAGGCATATGCTTGCCACCAGCATCAACATGAAGCGAGATGGTGTCATTTCAAGATTTGGTCGGCGGCACAAAACCTGATCAGCCGGGTGGTTTGTAGCTGGCTTTCGTGATCCGTCAGATTGTCGCTCGTAAATCTTCAGCGGCAGCGTGGAGACTGACTCACTCAACAGTCGGACGCAGGCCCATACAGCAGAGAGCCGAATCGCTTTGTCAGCGGATACAACTTTTCCGCTGGTACTCATGCCCATCCATTCCTGCCAGAAAGTACCCGTTGTCAGTCCGATCGGTACACCAAGCCAATTGAGCAAAGCGCTTTTAACTTTGCCGGGCTGATTATTTTTTTTCATCAGAAACCTATCATTATCGGGTTTTCAAAGAAGCCGCTCAGGTCCTGCACATCACCGCCGCCATTTACCAGAAGTCGGCTTTTGGCAGTGAATAATGCTACCGGCCCGTCAATTTTATTTTCCGGCGTGGATTTGTTCGGAAAGATATTGTCGTTTTTGTCAGGTTTGACGGTGATATTCGACATCATCCAGGTCATAACGGGGTTGCCGTCATGATGGAACTTATTGCCGTATATCTCCGCCTGAACTGACTTCATGGACTCAGACAGGTTTTTAACCGTCTGCGGTACCTCAACCAGAGGCAGACCTTCTTCAGCCAGCGCCAGGCTGAATTGCAATGCGCTCCATGGGTCGAATGCGATTTCTTTAATATTCTCGCCTTTTACCCATTTCACTATTTCAGCCTTAATGACCCCATGATCGATTACATCTCCGTCTGTAAGCTCAAGGTGTCCTGCATCAGCCCATTTACGATAGAGCTCTGCAATATGATTAGGCGCTGTTTCAATGCGCCCCTCAGGCAACCAGAACCGGGGCTCCATATGCGTCTCGCCTGTCGGGTCACGCCATGTTTTTACAGCGGCACAGATGTCGATTTTATTAGCCAGATCAACACCAACCCAGAGAGGCCAGCCTTTTCTTATAGCCTTTTCGGCAGTTGGCAACATCTTCGACCAGCGATCCATATCCATCCAGGCGCTTTCCGCTGTAACCCAGATGTTCAGGTGCTTAGTGAAAAAGTTAGGCCGTGCAGCAACCTGCTCTTTTGCCTTTTTAGCGAGGCGGCGCATATCGTCCCAGCGTTTGCAGACACCGAGACCGGGGTTAGCCTTTGGCCAGTTAGCCTCATCAAACGGATCGTCTTCTTCGTCCAGGGTGTAAATGACAGCAAAGTAAGTGTCATCATCCACCACGCCGCGTAACACCTTGATGGCATAATCGCGCTGCTCAAAGCAGATGCCTTCCTTGTTGGTTCCCGCCGTAGTGATGGCGAACAGGAGAGACTGCAGTCGTGCACCCGTGGCGGTCTCAAGTACATCCCAGACGTCACGTGTCCGGTGAGCGTGCAGCTCATCAACTATGCCGCAATGGATATTGAGGCCGTCGAGATTGTTAGCATCACTGGAAAGGGGTTCAAATTTTGATGCTGATCGCTCCTGATGGATGTTCAGCTTAACGTGACCAAACAAACGTCCTAAGGTGCGGGGCGCTTTCTTAATCATGTTCTTGGCATCATCAAATACAATGCGGGCCTGATCGCGGGTTGTGGCCGCAGAGTAAACCTCTGCGCCCCCCTCACCATCAGCCCCGGTCATATAAAGCCCGATACCCGATGAAACCGTCGATTTGGCATTTTTACGTGCCACTTCGTTATAAGCAGTACGGAACCGGCGAACCATGACCGGATCGCCATCATCATCCATGACTTGTTCACCGCTCATTTCATCAATCAGCGGAATGGTGAAACCAAAAAGGTTTATCAGGATGAAGATGTGCCAGGGCATAAGCTCAATAGGCTTACCTGCCAGAGCACCTTTTACGTGCGGAACGAAGTTATAGAAGTCGAGAATGTGCTGGGCGCGGTCCTCACTGAAGTAGATACCGCGTTCCGGCCCGTGTTCTAAATCATTGAGGAATCTCTGGCACGCAAGGCGCACCAGTTCGCCAGCAACGATCTCGCCAGCCAGCACGCTTTTTGCGTACTGAATACCAGCCTGAACAGTTGCCATTCATCATTTGCGCTTTTTGAGAAACTCTTCCAGAGGATCGGCTTCGGATGGCCCGGATGCGCCAACCTTGGAGCGGCTGGCCGGGGTCATGCCAAATTCAGAGAGCATCGCCCGGATGCGTTTCCACGCATCGGACTTCATCACTGCTGCCGGATGTGCTTTAACAATATCCTCACCCGTTGCGGACACCGTTTTGTAGGTGTAGCCCTCTTCAGTAAGAACATCGCAGTGTTGCCGGTACTCGGTGTAAGCCTCGATAAGCAGCTCAAGCGCCTTACCGTCGAGAGTGGTCATCACTCCGACTGCGTCAAGCTCTTCGCCGATTCGCTTGAACCAGTACTTCCCCATCTTGTCCAGATGCTTCGGAACTGGGGGTACCCCAGAAGGCGGTTTTGGCTCTTTTTTGTTTACTGCCCGTTTTGATGGGTTCCCCTTCACCAAAGCCAGATGTGTCGGGGTTTTCGGTGGTCCTGGCATAATCGAAAACTCCTATTAATAACTGGTTGGGGGACCCCAAAAAAAAGTTTTCTAACCTGCGGCGGTGTGAAAAAAGGTTAGGCGGCGGTCCTTAAAGACGAGAGGGGGGAACTTTTGCCCCGCCCTCCCCCCGGCAAAACCCGCTCAAATGATATAAATTCTCATTTGCAGATCAAAAGCACCAAAATGGTGCGCGCTGACACCTGTAAATGACACTCATTATCATTTGATTCTGTCTCTTGCTGTTTTTGCCTTGTGGCACGGCCAGCACAAAGCCTGCAGGTTACTGTCTTCATCGGTACCCCCATGTGCTTTCGGGGTAATGTGGTCAACCGTCTTAGCAGCTGTGGGTCTGCCCTTTCGCAGACACTCCTGACAGAGATGACGATCACGCTCAAGAACTCGCGCACGTCTGACATCCCATTGGCTGCCATATCCCCGCTCATGTCTGCTCAGTCCGCGTTGATGCTGTTGCCAGCCCTCATTGATATGGTCAGCACAGTAACCAGAGCGGTCTGTGGTCGTCCTGGCACAACCGTGCTTACGGCACGCTCTCGGTATTCGTTGCGGCATCCAGTCTCCACGCCCTGCGGCGCTCAGTTCGTGGTGTATTGTCGGGGTGGCGCTCAACCGTCGCCGTGTCAGCGTGATCAACCAGTGAATAGCATGGGTACACCACTGCACCGCCGCATGCGTCACCCACAGCGTAATCAGCAGGCGAGCCATGATTCCAGCGGCTGATAACCTGATTAAGCTTTTGCTGAGGGACGCTGTAGCAGACGCCATGAATGAGCCGGTTGAGGGTGATGTAGTCCGCCTGTTGCCGGTCTGTATCGATCAACTTTGTCGCTATCTCGGGCTGATACTGCGGCGGTCTCCCGGTCCCGAGGTAGAAGCTCAGCAGGTCATCAGGGAAACGTAACAGCCAGTCAGCCACCTTATTTCCGAAGCCGGGAACCGGCAGCGCATCATCTTCAAGTATCACTACCCGACAATCCTGATGGCTGGCCCACTCGATAGCACGCCGGTGATTCCAGTTCGCGCCATGCTGATCTTCATCAATCAGCAGATGAGCATTAAGCATCTGTGCCAGCCGTTCTGCTTGAATCATGCGAGAGTGGTGAGCGACCACCACAAACTTTATTTGTGCTTCCACCAGGCAAACTCCTTACCGATGCCTTCTGACTTGAATACCGTATGCACGGCGGGTCCGGTCACCAGCCTGTCACTGAAGCGATGAGCCACAATGCCAAAGGCAATCATGTCACCAACGGCTGCTGCTTTTACTTCCTGATTCCAGAAACGCAATGATTCAAGGTGGTAATACAGCCGGATGATACCGTGCGCTATTGCCATCACATCATTACGACTGCCACCCAGCAGACCGGCATTCAGCATCACATCATTCTGGTGCGTCGTGAGAAACGCCTGATAGATACCTTCCGGATGATGCTGCTTAGCCCATGCGTCTGCATAGGTTTTAGGTTCGGAGCCAACGTAAATCTTCCCTTCTTCCATCCCTTGCCACGGTTCGCGCAGCATCTCAACGTCAGTGCCATCAGTACACCAGACGAAGTGATATTCAGGATGATCGCGAAGGTGCTGCCAGATATGCAGCCAGCGCCGGAAGTAGACATTCATCTTTACATCAGGGACAACTCTCAGTGATGCGCCTGCAGGTGCGTTTGTCAGCTCATCGGCCAGCACTATCGCGTTACCACCTTTTACCGATGCCGCCCATCTAGACAGCAGGTCAGACGATGCCGTCATTCTGGCATTGCGCTGCGGGTCAGCCTGGCTGGTCAGTAACGTAGTGATCACCACATTACGCTGCTGACGGTAATCTGCGTAGCCGGTGTAACCGCTGTTGCGGCGGTCGTTGTGAATCGTGACGTTACGCTTAACCTGTGCCTCACGGTCAGGTTTTGGGACTGACCGCTCTACAGCCTGATGCTCATCAAGCGAATAAATAAGCTTTTCAGAACCCACAACATCAGCGAACGCCCAGCTCGTTAACCCGGCATTGTGGATGCGCAGCGCTAAATCAGAGTGCTCATACATACCGCGCTGATAGATGGGATCGAAACCGCCAACCTTCTCAATCGCGCTGCGGTGGTAATAAAGCATAACGCCGCGTTGGCCGGTGTAGGCTACGTGCTGAACGTCCCGGTACAACACCGCAATGTCATTGAGCTTTTGCCCGGTGGCAAAGTCCTGAAACTGGTAAGCCAGATGCGGCTCAGGTGATTCGATGTATTGCTGCTCCCAGCCACCAGCAACCGGCCACGCGTCGTCATCCCACAGGAAGAGATGCTCACAACCGGCATCAATCAGGGCTTCAAGGCTGGCGTTCTTAGCAGCCACAATGCCGCGAGAGGCTTCATGCCGTATGACCCTGACACCTTCAGGCTCTGCCACTGGTTTAGCTGACCCATCATCAATAACAACCACCAGCGCACCGGCTGGCAGAAACTTCATCTGATGTTCAATAGCGCGGGATAGAACGTCATGGCGATTATGGGTACTAATAGCTATACCGATTTTGGATGAATGCTCAGATATAGGTGCGTATTCAACCCCATCGATAAAGACTTTCATCCAACCACCTGATTTAAATTGATTACTTAATGTATGAATTTATTTCAATTTGAAATATTAAATTTAGTTAATAAAATCTTAGTGCCTCAATTTTGTGGCACTTACCTTAAGGGGTTTTTTATGTCTTTAAAGCCCGGTCAGAATAGTGGTAATGATGGCGGTGTATACCAGCAGATTGGTCCTCGTGGTGGTAAAACCGAAAATTACACGACTATTCCTGACAACCACACAGCTCCACCAACCAGTAAACCAGGTTCAACTTGGCAGCAGGTTAAGCGCACGCCAGACAGCAAGCGCTAATCAAAATTTAAACCGGTCGTAAGGCCGGTTTTTTTGCCAGTGTCGCAACGTTTGACAACGTGGCTGACCGTTATCCCTTGTCGGAGGATTCTACTTTTTGAACGATATAGCGTTTATTTTCTTCCATGATTTTCACCGTGAATATCCGAAGGTTTTTCTAAGCGTCGGGCAAACTCTCTAAATGGAATACCGTTAACTT